CGAGCATGGTGTTGGTGTCCGGGTCATAGGCGTTCGCCAGCGCTTGAAGCGTTTGCTCGAAGAGGGTTTCCGTGGCTTCGATCTGCGCCGCGCTGTTCGTCTTGTTGGTCTCGTCGAAGGCGTAAATGCAGGCGGTCACGTCTTTCCGCCATGTCGCGAGTTCTCGGGGGTTGATGCTCGTGTAATGCTCGGGTTCCTCAAGCTTGCCCCCGCTGAGCGGCTTGGGGGTCGGGCTCCCGTCGTAGCGGCCGGGCACCAAGACCACTCTTGGCTTTGCCCATTCGAAGCGGTGCTTCAGCCCAACCGGCGTGACCTGGGCCGTGATCCCGTTCGCGGTGAAATAGGCAGCGACAGAGTTTCGCAGCCTCGTGAGCCCTGAGTAGATCGCCATACAGAGGCGGGCGAACAAGAACTACTGCATTCCTTGGTGTAGGCATTGTCAGAATGACGGCGTCGCTCAAGACATGCAGCAAGTGCGGCGTCGCGAAAGTTCGCACGGAGTACTATCGCGACCGGTCCAACCCTGACGGACTCGATTACCGATGCTCGGCATGCGCGAGAGAACGGTCACTTCGATACCATGCGGAACACGCTGACGTTGTATCTGCTCGGCGGTCCGCAGATAGAGCGGCTCGGCCAGACCACTATAGGGCGCGAGACGCGGCGCACCGTGAACGGCTCGATCCGACCAGACGAAGAGATCTGCTCAATCGGTGGAAGCGCGAGCACACGGAAGCGGTGGCGGAGCACTCTCGGAAGTCCGCTGCGAAATACAGAAAACGTCACCCAGACCGCGTTTACGCGCGGCAAGCTGCGTGGGCGAAGAAGCATCCTGAGTTCAGCAGGGCCAAGGTTCGGAGGAGACATGCCATCAAAATGAACGCCTCCGGCAGCGGCTTCACGAAGACCGATGAGGCTGAGCTGCTAAGAATGCAGAACTGGCGGTGCTTCTACTGCGATCGTGACTTAAGGGCGCTCCCGCCCAAGCAGATAACCGCCGACCACGTGATCCCGCTTCGACATGGCGGGGCTCATGATCCGTCCAATATAGTGATGGCGTGCAAGTCCTGTAATTCAAGAAAGGGGGCAAAGTTGGGGTTCTACATCATGACCCCCAACTTCATGCATCCAGATTTGTCACCGACCGGTGATTTCGTCGAACAACTTGCCCGCTGCGGTGACTAACGCATCATTCACAGTGCGCGGAAGGAAAGTCTCAGAATTCGGAATGATTTGCCGTTGAGGGGTTCGTTTGCCGCCACGGTTGTGAAAGACCTCGGCCTCGCCGGTCAGCGTGACGATGACGAGGGATCCCGAGGACCTCGTCGACACGTGCGACGCGGCGTTCTTTAGGGGGGCACCGCCGTCCTTCTTTGGCGCCCACGGTTCTCCGTACGGGTTTTGCCCTGCTTTGGCGGTCGTCTTGATGGCCTCGTCCACCAACGGAGCCGCCTTGGCGGCAACCTTGTCGGTCATCCCGGAGCCCCCGAGTTCTTTGAGGGTCGCGATCATCTCGTTCATAGACGCGAAGTCGTCACCCATGGGTTTGGTTCTCCACGTTCGGGGCGGTCATCGTCCGCCGCCGTATCGACCATGGCCGGTGAAGTCCTCTTCCCGTCCTCGACGTGCCTGCTCGTCCGAGTACACGTATGGCGAGGTTTCCGAATAGAAGAGCGGCCCGCCCGCGCTGATCGCGGACGTGGCGTCATCGCTTGCGGGGAGGTCCCAAAGCCCGTCTTTGGAATTGGCGGCTTGCTGTATCTCCTCGCGTGCGCGTTTGGCGTCGTCCCAGACCATCGAGATCGGGGGATCGTTGCTGTTTGTGCCCCTTTTTCGGAGAACGTCCACGCTCACCAGGGCATCGAGCCAGGCGAGCACCACGCCGGGTACCGGGGGCTCGGCGGCGTAGACGTTGTCCGTGGCGTACGTGCCGGCGGCGAAGGTTGCCGTCATCCCCGTCGTACCGAGCACGATAGTCGATGCCGTCGTGACATTCGTCTGGAACGTGTTGCCACCATCGGACGACCACTCGATGACGGCGGTTCCGAGGGGGCCGCCCGTCGTCACCTGAATCACCATCAAGTACGCCCCCATCGTCGGGCGCCCCGAAAGCGAGACGGACGGCGGGGTTGTGCCCGAGGCCAAGAGCGTGGGCGCCGCCTGGCCGAAGGGAAGCACCCCCGGGCGCTTGTATCGTTTCGCAAGCTGCGCGTTGATGGTCGACGAGTGCGTGCGAATGTTCAGGGCCGTGAAGCCGGGCGCCAGGTTTTCGACGAAGTCGATGTACTCCACCGGCAGCACAGTCCGCCGAATGAACGACGGGACATCCATGTACGGGAAGCTCACATCCGCCTCACATTTCGAGGTTGACCGTGGCGGCCGTACTTCCCGCCGTGGTCCCGCCAATCGTCACGAAGATCCCGAGAAGGACGGTACCGGCGACAACGGTGTACGGCGTCAGAACCGCGTCACCCTGGCGCTGGACGTAGAGCGTGCCCGCCGTATTGCAGTAAATCCTTCGGCAAAACCCCGCCGTGAAGATCGTGGACACGGCCGTGTTTCCGGCCGCGAGGGTCAGGGCATACGTGCACGTTGGGAATCGATTCCGCTGTGCGGCGTCCATGCCTCCGTCGGGCCCAAATGGAATTGTTTGCGACATACCTAGCGCCGCCTATCAATGAAAAAGGGCCCGACCCCCGTGGGAGCCGGGCCCTTTTGTTCTCGCCGTCAGGCGAAGATCACGAGCCTTGGAAGCGGAAGATCGTCCACGGGTGGCCGACGTCGAAGCCCATATAAGCCTGGTGGTGGTAGCGCACCTTCTGGCTGGTGTTCAGCACGGCATCGACACCGTCGTAACCCGACTCACCCGAATAGGTGGTAAGTTTGAAGGGCTGGCGGTTGTTCATCAGAATGGCGCCGAGCTGGGTTTCTTCGGCCTCGCGGCAAACCAGGTAATAGGTTTTGTCGTTCCCATTCACCTGGGCTTCGAAGTTCGGTGGCCCGTACGTGAAGGTACGGTTTCCGTCGAATTCCTTGACCTCGATGGGCTCCGCCAACTGGAAGTTCTTGATGATGGCCGAAACATCCGCCGAGCCGCCCGCTGACCCGACCGCTTGCGCAATCAGGTTCCCGAACTTCACGTCTTGCGTATTCGTGAGCTGCTGAACTCGCGCCGTCATACGCGGCGGGTGCATGATGTACGCAACCTCGAGCATGCGGCAGTCCTGCCCGTTGGGCTGCGTCACGGAACCGGTCACGTAGGCGATAGCCTTCGTGAGGTTGGTGAGCGCAGTCGAAACGTCGACCGAGTCGTCGATGGGCAGTGCGCCGGGATAACCAGATCCGACGACGCCAGGTGTGGCGGCGACCGGCGAACCCGTAAAGTCATTCGCGAAAGTCCCGAGCGACGGGATGTTCGGGTTCACTGGGTGGTTCGTAGCGAATAGTGCCTTGCCGTCGTACCCGATGATGCTGCCACCGTTGAGGATCGTGCCTGCGACCTGCTTCTGCGGGTAGTACGCCGCATAGGTGCCCGCCGCGCCGATCCAGGTGCCGACCGGGTCCATCCCTCGATTGAGCCTGTTTTCCCATTCCATCTTGCCGATCTCGAAACCTTTCGCGTGGTGCGCGGGGCTGATCGTCTTGAGGCAGGACGACATCTGCTCGTAGTTGATTGCACCGGAGTTCTCGCCACCGTCTTGGGGCGAGAGCTGATCGATCGTCGAAGACTGAATCAACCACTCGAAGATCTCCGACTTTGAGTCGGTGTTGAAGATCTTCGTCAAACGGGGATACCAAAGCTTCTTCAGAAGCTTGAGGTAATTGTTTTCGTAAAGGACCCGATACCCGCTCTCGACGGAGAAAAGGAACGAACCAGTGATAATGCCGGACATGCTCTATTGCCTTTCTTCCGTGCTCAGAACGGGAACTCGACGCCGACTTGGCCGTTCGCTCGAACGACCCAGACCCGGCCGCTGTGGGAGTTGCCCGATGAATTCGTCGTGACGGTGTGGTCGTCCGCGAGGTACTCGTTCACGCCAATGGAGGACGTGGTGACGGTGTGCGGGCTCACGTCGTTATCGAGCCACACGAGCTGAATCTCGCGATTCAACTGAACTTGGACGGGGACGGCTGCCGACCCCGCCGTGTTGTCGACCGTGGCAGCGAAGAGCCCAATGGGCGAGAGGGTTGTCGACGCCGAGGCGGGATATACCGCTCCGGGGCTCGCGCTGTCGAAACAGGCAACGCCGCCCTGGAAGACTTTCGTTCCGGCCGCGACCGGGAACGAGAGACTGTCGATCTTGCCGCTGACGTTCAGGGCGTAGCGGGGAGAGGTAAGGCCGCTCATTGCGCCACCTCCTCACGCGCCATCGCGGCAAGTTCGGCGAGACGAGCCTCCGCCGCCTCGGGGTCGAAGATGCCGACTTCGACTTCGCCGTTCGGGTGGTAGACGGCGGCCTTCGCGCCCTGGCTACGTCCGTAGACCTTGTCCAGGATCGCTTGCTGGGCGGGCGTCAACTCCGCGTTGGTCGCAGCCTTGCCCTTGCGCTCGGGTCGGACCGAAACGGTGCTAGCCTTCGCGCTCGACGAGGGCGACGCACCGATCCGGGGCCACGTCTTCACGGCGTGTTCCAGCGTCTCGAGAGACGTACTGGCAAGGGTCTTGCGGACTTCGGCGCTGAAGTCTGGTCGCTGCGCCAGAAGAGCGGCGCGAGCCTCACTCTCTTCCTTCGCGGCGATCTTCGCCTTCAAGGCGTGAAGCTCCTGAGCAAGGGAGACGGCCGTTGCCGAGGCTTGTGCCTTGGCTTCCTTGTCCTTCTCTTCCTCCTCGGCCTTTGCGGCGGCGGCTTCCTTGTCCTTCTTCTCTTTGTCCTTGTCGTCTTCAGACGGGGACTCGTCCTCGGCCAACAGGGCCGAGAGCATCTTCTTTGCCTTTGCGGCCTTGTCGTCGTCGCCCTTGCTCGTTTCGAGCAAAGCGGCGAGAGCCTCATCGTACGATACCGATTTTGCCTGTGCGCCCATGGACGGTCCTTCGGGTGAATCGAGGCCAGCCAGGAAGGCGGGCCAATCAACCAAGCCGTCCACAAGTAGGTTATTGGCACTGACACCCAATTGGGTGGCGCCCTTGAGGGCCTTGATGTCATCTATAGAGATTCCACGAAGGTCACTGACCGCCTCGTAAACGAGGTTCGCCAGAACATCGACGTTCGCTTGGACGTGGGCCGCGCCCGCGTCCGAAAGAGGAAGATGTGGGTTTCCGACAAGCTTGAGGTCCGCCCCAGTGGCTGGGATGAACTTGATGGACAGGCCCAAAAGGGCGTCTTGCGCCGAGATGTCGGGGACAGCTTCGTAGACCGATATCGACCCGACGGTGGACGTGGGCATCGCGTAGATGCCGGCCGTAGCGGCGCACGCGATCACGAAGGCGGCACTGGCCGCAAGCCCGTCAACGTACGTGTAGAGGGGCTTGCCCGACTCTTCCGCCATGGCCCGAAGGGCTCGGGCGAGTTCGACGCAGCCGCAGGCGGCGCCACCCCCGGAATTGATTTTCAGAACAACGGCGGGAAGTGCGCTGTCGAACGCGGCTTGTGCTCGGGGCCGAATGTCTTCGTACGAGTCCCAGAGCCAATTGGATCGCTGCTCGAGGGGGCCGCAGATATCGACAACGGCGGCGGTGCCGACGTCCTCGTATGGCGGTGTTGGGACGCCCGATGCCAGGGCGACGAACTCTTGACCGTAAGCCTTGGGATCGAGGGCGATGAAGCCCGTGGGGACGTATTTCGCTCGGCGAGGGATCACGCCAGAGCGGACGAATCGAAAGACTATGCGGCGTCGCTCGCGTCGCCCTCGGCGGTGTCCTCGGACGTGGTGGTGTCCTTGGGCGAGCTAACCGGCTCCTCGGGCGCTTTTTCTGGGGCGCTCGGTGTTGCCAGTTGCGGGGTGACGGCAATGACGGGAACGCCGTAGGACGCCATCAGCTCCCGCACGTTCGGTTGAAGCCCGTACGGTGCCAGGGCACCGGTCAGGTTCTGGATGGCGGTACCGAGTACCCCGAACGTCTCGGCCTGGGCTTTTTGGTCCTTCGGCGGGGTCGTGTCCGTTAGGACTGTCGTCGCGTTGCGGACATCCTCGACGCCCCACTTCGAAGCGATGAACGGGGGGAGGATTTGCGTCGAGACGGTGTGGTCCCACCCGTGGGCGGTCGTGTTTATTAGGTCGCCCGCCACGGCCTGGAAGGCATCCATGTTGCTGAAGCCGACCGTCCCTTGAAGCATGACGGCGGAGCCGCAGATCGCCGTGGCGATCTGCTCATCGAAGTATTTCAGGGCGTCGTTGTAGATCTTGATTCCCTGGCCGTTAGACTCGACCAATCCGACGTCCCATCCGTCGGGAAGCGCTACGGCGCCATTCAGCGCCCAAGCAACGAGGCTCTGAACGAGGGTTCGCTGTTCGGCTTCGCTCGCTCCTTGCGCGAATCTACCGACACGGAGCGGATGGCTGTGCTTGTTGATATACGATTGCCGCGCGTAAAGAACTTCCGTCTTACCGATTATGTTGCGGGCGAGGGTGAACCAGAGCCCATTGTTCCAGGGCGACAGCCGTCCACCGGGGGTGTGAAGAACAAACCATCCCCCATCCTTATTGATCTCCCCAGGGTGAATCGGGATGTTCCCTGCGACACCTCGATAGAACCAGGTGTTCTGGGTCTGAAGGTAAAAGAGGTTTTGGGGGAAACGCCTGACCAAGACCGGAAAGTCTCGACCCTCGACGGGACACATCTCCCCGATAGCCACGCCGCAGTCTTCGCCGTCCTCGCACATGAGTCTGGCTTCCTTGGCGGGAATCATCTCGCTGTACACGTCGCGGTCCGACCAGTTCTTGGACTGGAGAACGCTGATGATCTCGGGATTCCCGAAGAAACGCTTGGGGAACTCGACGCACGCCGTACGGGCGGCGAACATGCCCTTGTACGTCGAATCGAGTTTCATGAACTCGTGGAGTTGGCCGATGCGCGTCAGGTCCCCGTTGCTCGCGGCGAGCAGGGCACGCTCGATGTCCTTCTGATAGAACCTGGTTCGGACGATGGGGATCGCTTCGAGGTTGCCGCCAAGTGCCTCGCGGGCCGCATCGACGGCTTCGGACCCGAGTTGGGGACCGGGAGCCGTATTGGGGCTATACGTCGAGACCCCGCGAATAGCGGAGACGAGTTGCTTCAGACGATCACGGAAGGCCACGTCAAGGCGCGGCGATAGGTAAATCCCTCAGTATCGCGGTTCGAATGGGGTGCCCGACTCGTAAAAGTCGTGCTGGTTCGCCGCCTCGTAGATGTCTTGAGGAGGCGGGGGCGAAGGCACCGTCGGTGCCGCCAGCGCCGGCAAGAGGTCCGATTGCTGCCAGAGGCTTAAGTTGCAGGCGTCGGCTCGGTCCGGAGATCTCTTAAGGCGTTTCCTCAGTTGGTCCTTGGGGGTTGCCTGGCGCCACCCCTGGGGGCTCTCACGCCACTCGGGCTCGTGAAGCTCGACATGCAACTTCGGATCGTTTGGTATTGCACCACCGTCCCTCAAGAACTTTTCCATCACCCACCAAAGTTCGTCGTGCACGTGATAAAAGTTCTTGGGGTCACGGCCCTTGGCGGATGGGAACACCGACACCAACTTGAAGTCTTCACGGAATTCTTGGAGCCGTCGGCTCCGATACTGCTGGAACACCTTGTTGTGTTCGGCGCCGACGGTACCCCCACAATCGAGGCAGACCACCGGGATTGGATCCCCGGGGAGATAGTTCTCCCTCAAGATGCGGAGTAACTCTTGGAGGTTCTCCGTCGCGGTCCTGCCCTTCCCCACTTCGAGCCGAAAGATCTTCATTCCGCGCCGGAGGGCAAAAACTGCCTCGTCCCCGGTGCCGCCTTCGCCCGCCGGGTCGAAGCCAATGGTA